TGTTTTAAGTTGCATACCTGTAAACCCCTCTGAGTGCTTGCTGATAACCTAAATCAAAAGGCTCTCGGCAACTTAATCTTCTTATATTATGATTCAAAATCATATTATCACCAATATAAACTGCAACATGATCTAAATTACCTGAAGTTGATTGAAACAATAAAACATCACCAATTTGTATGTCATCATGTGTCGGTTGTTTTTTAAATCCTGTAATCGGCAAACCTTTTTCAAATAGTGGATTCTCAATAAAGTCTTTTATTTTTTTTGGTCTATCCCATATTTTAAGATCAATATTTTTTGTTTCTTTATACCAATCATGAATAATCGACCAGCAATCATATACACCCCAAATAAAACTTCTACCGATAAGTGACGGTGCTTTCCAGCCACTTGGTTCAAAAGAACACCATTCTTTCATTCTCACGCTATAGATATGAGAAGGTAAATCTAAATACTCACAACTCGCTTTGTCATTATCAGATGGTTGTGGTGGTTCATAAGGATGTGAATGTACAATACCAATAATTTCTCCTGTATCTTCACATTCTGCCCAATCATCAGGGTCAATAATAAAATATTCAAACCCAGATTCTGCAATATTTTTACAGGGCCAATATGTCTCTTTTCCTTTTATAACTGCAAGCAATCCACAAGATTCTTTTGGCATACATTCTTCAGCGTGTTTTGCAGCATCAGTTTTCCAAGTCATGCGTTTACAAAAGTACCTACACCTGGAAAATCTTTTCTTGTAACCTGACGTTTTGGCGCACGAACTCCCTGCAAATCCAAAGCAGAAACCAGTTCAAACTGTACAATGTCTCTATTTTCTACAATTTTTCTATTAATAAAATATATTTCCTGTGGCAGTTCTGCCGTGCTATCGGGTGTGCCAAAAGGATTTTGATTTGATGGAAAGTTTGCAGCATCTAAAAACTGACTGAGAGTGCGTATGCGTACAAATTTTGCTCCCTGAAGATCATTAAATGGTGTTGTGACATTTACTGTTGCCATCAATGCTGTAATTGTTCCCAATATATTAGAAACTGTTATTGTCGGTCTTGGAAGCGACCCACGGCCAGAATATTCAAAACCTTCTGCTTGTATCGGAAATTTATCATAAGTATTACCCTGCCATATTATTGAGGCATTGCTGTTCATACCAACACCCGAATGAAACCTTGTCACATCGGTCGAACCATGTAATGCAGATACCAAAGTCAATGTATAAAGTTCAATAACAGATTTGTTTGTTAATGCTTGTAGTTCTGCTGTAGGTAATCCCATTTACGGTTCAAATACCTCCCTGAAAGTGCAGTTTAATATTGCTCTATTGTTATATGGTATGGTCTTTGTCCATGATTGACAGACAAATTTTCCGGCCCCTGATAATGTGACCGATACATTACCACTGTTTGTCGCAGAAGAAGCTGCCGTTACCGTGAATGTATTGTCATCAGCAGTTGTTGCGACAACAAAATCACCATCAGTTGCTGATCCAGAAGTGTAGTCAATGGTCACAACATCACCAATAGCAAGACCATGATTTGTAATCGTTATAGTCACAGTTGTAGATGATGATTGCGAATATGTACCTGTTTTTGTGAAGCCCTCGCCTGGAGGTGTAAAGGTAAAACTTGCCTGATCATTTACACGACTACGCAAAAAGCCTTCTATCACATCAGATTGCGTTTCTGAAACATTGAAAGTAAGGTCATATATTTTTGGATCTTGGGTCAGTGGAAGGCCAAATAATGCTCTGAACTCATACCCATCACCAAGCTTTGTTGACCTGATTCTTGGTGCGCTTGTTTTTCTCATCCCATAAGTGGGTTGAATAGAAGGAAAAGTTGCCATTTATCTAGTTAATAAACCTCCAGGTCTTTTTTCTTTTATAAGCTGTGCTTGAACAGCAGCCCCTATCGCTGCTCCTAAAGCCTGTGCATCTGCATTACTGCCTGCCACAGAAGAACCAGATGCATCTACATTTACTGTGACCATATTTGTTGTTCCTCCTTCAATTTTATTATTTGGAATAATATTGCCACCTCGTGAACCCATTTGCAAAATCTCTGGACCTTTTTCTCCAACAAGATATGCACCACCAGCAGCTACAGGACCACCCCTTTCTCTTTTTTTAAATAGACTACCTAAAAATCCACCGACTTTATCTCCAATACCAGCAACAGCCCTTTCAATTTGTACTTCAATAAGTTTTCTTTTTAAATTATTTAATACATTTACTGCTGCTTGTCCAAGACTCTGCGTTCCCATAACTGCATCAGTAAGATTACCAACAATACTTTTTTCTACACTTTCTCCAATTTTGTCAAATTTTTCTGCTAAATCTTGTGCAACATCTGCTTGATCTTTTAAACCTTTATTGATAGTAATATCATTTCTTATTCTTTCAAGCTGTAATGTATTTAATTTTTCCATTTCCAAATTAGTACTTTTAACAAAATCTTCAACAGCTTGATTCAATAAAAATTCTTCTTTCTTACCAGCAATAATTGCTTTATTTAATTCATTTTCTTTTCTTAAATCTCCTAAACCAGCAGTAATTAATTTATTTGTATTGATTCGTATTTTATCTTTATCTTTTTCTAAAAGAATGGTTTCAGCAATTTCTTTTTTTTGTGATTTTAAAGCATCTATCTGATCAGTAATTCTTTTAACACCTTCTCTCCCTGCACCACTTCTTTGAGCCTCAAGATCAGCAATTTGTTGATTAATATTTCTAAAAGCAGGGGCATTAGGATTTTCTTGAATAAATTGTCTAGTTCTACCAGGAGTTACAAAAGTCTCTTGAATCCCACCCAAGCTTTGATTTAACAACTTTGCAACTGCTGCTTGTACTCTTGTGAAAAATAAAACAGTACTATTTGTTAAATCTTGAAAAGTTTCACCAAATTCTTTTAGTTCCTGTACATTTTGATCACCAATTTTATCTCCCATCATTTCTAAAGCTTCATTTAAAGCAGCTTGTTTACCTTCAGTTTTTTCTATAATTTCTAAACGTTTTTGTTCTGTTGTTCCTAATATCCCCATCTTTTCAGTTAATTTTGTTATGTCAGGATTCAAAACATTCATAGCCTGACCTAATTCACCTATAGCAGTAACTCCACTTTGAAT